AAGATGGGTGACATTCAGAAGGAAGCCAAGAACTTCCTCTGGCTGCAAGCCTTGACGGACTGGCTGTCCCCTGTGAGCGTCAAGAACACGCCGATGTCTGGAACCAAGTACCAGTTCTTCGTGGACCAGTACAAGGCCCTCCAGGCGCAGGATCCGCTCAACGCTCGCGATCAGTTCCTTGCCATGTTCGGTGAGGACTATGCTGGCTTCACCACCTCTCTCACCAAGAGCATGGGTATCGCCTCTACGATCCCCGCCGACAAGCAGATGGAGAAGTACCGGGACCTCATTGCCGAGGATCCCGACATGGCTCCTCTCGTCGTGGGCGACGTATACAACGGCGGCCCGTTCTCGAACTCGGTCTACCTCAAGCAGTTGCACGACGAGGTTGGCGGGAAGAGGGTCAGGCAGAGGATGACGGCAGAGGAAGCTATCGCGGACACTCGCGTTCAGGAAGGGTGGCGTCAATACATGCAGACGACCACCGCTCTTGATGCAGAGCTGATCAGGGCTGGCTTCACCTCGTACACACAGAACGGTGCGCAGGTCTTCCAGCAGGCCAAGCAGAACCTCGTGAACAACCTCGCGGCGCAGAACCCAGGATGGGCCAAGGCGTTCGGTGAGACCGACCGGAACGCGGTCCCTAACAGGATCCGCTTCATGGAGAAGATGGTCACCGATCCTCGGGTCATGGATGATCCGCTCCGCAAGGACGCACAGGTGCTGCGTGAGTACCTCATCGTTCGTAACCAGTTCAAGCAGATGCTCGGTCAGCGTGGGCTCCAGCAGCTCAGCTTCAACGAGGCAGGGCAGCCTGCTGGGCAGGCTCCCGATCTCGGGTACGCCTGGCGTGAGTATCAGATGTACTTCAAGAACTCCTCTGTCCAGTTCGGCAAGGTGTTCAACAGGTACCTTAGCAACGACGATCTTCAGTAAGGAGGCGGCATGGGTACTGGCGGCGGTGGCGGCGGTGGGGGAACCTACGGCTCGCCCACAAGCGGTGACCTTCCCGGCACCAGCAGCTCAAGCGGCGGGTCGAGTAGCAACCCGCTCGCGCTTACTGGAATGACTCAGCAGCAGCTCTCAAGTGGGACGCTCGGGGTCGGTGGTTACAACAACACCGCCCCGCTCCCCACTGACGACATCTTCATTGGGGCGGCTGCCCTCGGCCGCCCTGTGGGGACTCGCGGGCATGACCCGCATCGCTACAGCGGCTTCACCACATACCAGGATGCGCAGAGCCTTCCGGGTACGTGGTACTCCAATGACCCGAACCGGTACAAGCAGCTCGTGAGCAAGCTGATCATGTACAAGTATCCAGGCGCTTCGGCGGACATGGGTATCCCCGAAGTCATGTCGGCGTGGGACGATCTCCTCAAGATGGCAATCACGCTGAACAAGTCACAGGGCAAGAACCTCAAGACCAACTGGACTCCATGGGACATTCTTGAGTCCTACAATCGCAAGCCTGGCTCGCTCGGCACCACCCGGCAGGGTGACTGGCTGATCGACAACGCGACTGGCGAGAAGGTCAAGTATGTCGGCCCGAAGACGAAGACCAGCAAGCAATCGGTCCTCGACCTCTCGGACCAGGAGCAGGTGCAGGCCATCGCTTCCCAGGCTCTCACTCAGATGATCGGCCGTGCGCCGACAGCCAAGGAGCTGGCCCAGTTCAAGGCCACGCTTAACGGCTACGAGCGAGAGCACCCTGAGATCACCACGTCGACCGATCACTACGACGACATGGGTAACGTGACGGCTACCGATGTGGTCCGCAGTGGCGGCGTCGAGGACGCCGCTCGTGCTTCGCTGATCGGCAAGAAGGTCCAGGGCACCAAGGAGTACGGCAAGTATCAGAGTGGCACGACCTACTTCAACGCACTGATGCAGATGGTTGGCGGTGGCTGATGACTGTAATGGGAAACGAGATCGTCGACTACCTGAAGCAGTTCGTGAACAAGACGAACTACGTCTGGGGTGGTAACGACCTCAAGACAGGGGTGGACTGCTCGGGCCTCATTCAGCAGGGCTTCGCCAAGTACGGCATCAATCTTCCCCGCACCTCGTACTCCATGTGGTCGCAGGGTAAGGCAGTAGGCATGAACGGTCTGCGTGTCGGAGACCTTGTGTTCTTCGACACCGACCACTCAAAGCCCGGCCCCGATCACGTGGGGATCTATGCGGGTGGTGGCAAGATGATCGAAGCCCCTCGCCCCGGCAAGAAGGTTCAGGTCACCGACATCACCCAGGGCTACTACGCCGATCGCTTCATGGGTGGTCGGCGAATCGATGGCGTCTGGGCTGAGAACCAGAACCCTGGCGACTACGCGGATCCCAAGAAGACCATGAGTCCCGAGGAGCTGGCAAGCTCCTACGGGTTCACGTACGCCTTCCTTGAGGGCAACAAGGACCTGAAGAAGATCTTCTCCCAGGCGGTCAAGGAGACCTGGACGACCGATAAGTTCCAGGCCGCTATCCGTGACACTCACTGGTGGAAGACCAACTCGGATTCCATGCGACAGGCCGAGATCACTCGCAAGACGGATCCTGCAACCTGGGATGCCATGGTGGATGCTGAGACCGTCAAGATCCAGCAGCTCGCGGCGGAGATCGGTGCAGCCATCCCGAGCAAGAAGATGAAGCACATCGTCGAGACCGCACTCAAGACGAACATGGACGAGGACCTTCTGAGGAATGTCCTCGGTCAGTACGTGAACTTCACCAAGGACGGCACTCTCCACGGAGAGGCCGGAATGCATGAGTACACCATGAAGGAGTATGCGGCCAACATGGGGATCCAGCTCGACGACCAGACGATCAAGAACCAGGCTCAGCGAGTGGTCCGCAAGGTAGCCACCACGCAGGACTACGAGTCCCTGGTCCGGGATCACGCCAAGTCGATGTATCCCTCGTATGCCAAGCAGATCGATGCCGGACAGACGGTGAGGGACATCGCCTCTCCGTACATTCAGATGATGGGCCAGACGCTTGAGATACCGGACACAGAGATCACGGTCTTCGATCCGACTATCAAGGGCGCTCTCAACGGTCTGTCTTCTGATGGCAAGCCTACCGGCCTCAGCCTCACCGACTTCCAGCAGCGACTCCGAAGTGATCCCCGCTGGGCCAAGACTGACACAGCTCAGAACAACGCCTTCAACGTCGGCCTATCGGTCCTCAAGAACATGGGTCTGGCGAGCTAAGGAGAAGCCAATGGCCACCAGTTTCGAGCAGCTCATGTACGGCATCGGCGTACAGGAGTCTGGTAGCACTAGCGGCCACAGCAACTACCACGTGGTGAACTCCATCGGCGCTGTCGGCAAGTACCAGGTCATGAAGGGGAACATCCCCGGATGGTCCAAGCAGGTACTCGGCTACTCCATCTCGTGGCAGACCTTCAGGGACCGCCCCGATCTTCAGGAGAAGATCGTGCGCGGCATCCTGTATGGCTACTACAAGAAGTGGGGAGCGCGCGGTGCAGCCGCAGCGTGGTACGCCGGTCCCGGTAACCATGACCTAGACCAGAACACACACTCCCAGTATGGCGGGCCCTCGATCAAGTCGTACGTCGACAGCGTCCTGAACCACGCCTCCACCTACAAGGGTGGCGGCTCAAGTGGTGGCGGTGGAGGCGGTGGATCCACCGGAGGTGATCGAGTACCCATGTCCAAGGGTGAGTCCGCAGAGAGCTACGGCTACGTGGAGGGCCTCTTTGAGGCCGTCCCCGAGCTGAAGAAGCTATTCAACAAGGCGGTCAAGGGGCAGTGGTCCACCGAGAAGTTCCAAGCCTCGCTGCGTGACACGCACTGGTGGAAGTCGCACTCCCAGCAGGAGCGAGACTACCTCACCAAGACCTATGGTGACCCCGCCACGGCGAAGCAGGAGTACAACGCAGCATATACCCACGTCCGCCAGTTGGCGGCCTCTCTGGGCATCGTGGAGACTGACGCCAACATGAAGCGCATGAAGGCGTGGGCCTACAGTGCTGCGGCCAAGGGATGGAACGACGACCAGCTTCGAGCTGAGATCGGCAAGTACGTCTACTTCAGCGGGGACAACTGGCAGGGCCAGGGTGGCGAAGTGCAGGGCAAACTGCACGAGTACGCCTACTCGATGGGCGTGACGATGTCAGGATCCTGGTACGCCGACAAGACCCGCAACGTGATCCGTGGTCTGGCTACCGAGCAGGACTACATGTCCGAGATCAGGAAGCAGGCCAAGGCGCAGTTCCCTCAGTGGTCGAAGCAGATCGACGCTGGGCAGACTGTGGCCGACCTGGCTAACCCGTACCTCACCAGCATGTCGCAGATCCTGGAGCTGCCGGGAGGCAGCATCAACCTCTTCGACCCGACGATCAAGAAGGCCCTGAACTTCAAGGATCCGAACACTGGAGAGGGTACAGCCAAGCCGCTCTGGCAGTTCGAGAACGAACTGCGAGCGGATCCCCGGTGGAAGAAGACGCAGAACGCACAGGACAGCCTGATGCAGGTTGCACACCAGGTGCTATCCGACTTCGGCCTGAAGTACTAAGGAGGCGAGATGGCGATCCCAACGCGAAACCTGCCGGACTGGGCAAGGCAAGTTCCTCAGCCTGGCCGTGGCAAGCTCCCTCCGTGGGCTCAGGGTGTGGGTGGTGACCCGAACTTCGGTAAGCCGGTACTGACGGTAGAGCAGCAGCTCAACGCGGCCAAGGCTCAGCTCAAGGGCGAGCAGGCCAAGCTGAAGATCTACCAGATGGAGAAGGCTCACCTCAAGAAGCCGAATCCCAAGGACAAGAAGGCGGTCGCGAAGTACAAGGCTCAGCAGGCCAAGTATGACGCGATCATCAAGGCTGGCTCAGCCAAGATCAAGGACCTTCAGACCAAGATCCCTCAACTTCAGAACAAGTACTACGAGTCGACGGGACAGTATGACAAGCTGCTTACTGGTTCGAACAGGGACGCGTACCTCGCACTTAAGTCTCTGTTCGACTCCTATGGTCTTGGCTCTCTGGCAGACAAGATTTACGGCTATGTGAAGAACGGCGAGTCGGCCGACACGATCTCCATTCAGCTCCAGGACACTCCGGAGTACAAGCAGCGGTTCGCTGGTAATGAGGCACGGAAGGCTAACGGCCTTCCTGTCCTGAGCCCCGCTGACTACCTGGCTACCGAGACGAGCTACAAGCAGATCATGGCGAATGCCGGTATGCCTTCCGGCTTCTATGACTCGAACTCCGACTTCAACAACTGGATCGGGAAGAACATCTCCCCGTCAGAGATTCAGCAGCGAGTAGACATGGCGACGCAGGCGACGATCCTGTCGAACCCTGACTACCGCAAGGCGCTCAACCAGATGGGCATCGACGATGCCCACATCACCGCCTACTTCCTCGACACGAACAAGGCGATGCCCTACCTCCAGAAGGCTGCGGCAACCGCTCAGATCGGCGCTGAGGCCCTTCGCAACAACCTCCAGTTCGATCAGGGTTACGCCGACCAGCTCGCCACTATGGGCATCTCGGCCGACCAGGCTCGCCAGGGCTTCCAGCAGGTCGCTGGTGAGCTTGACACCATGAACGCTCTGGGTGCCGTCTACGGCGAGGACTGGAACCTCAAGCAGTCTGAGGCCGCAACCTTCGGCACAGAGGGTGCTACGGCTGCTCAGGCCAAGCAGAGACGCCTTCTCTCCGCAGAGCGCGGTGCGTTCGGTGGACGCGAAGGTGCGGCTGCACAGGGAAGTGGGCTGTCCTCCGGTGGAGGCGCTCGATAACACACCGGCCCTTCGGGGCCGCGTAGCGGGATAGATCAGCTGGTAGATCGCCAGGCTCATAACCTGGAAGCCGTGGGTTCGAGTCCCACTCCCGCCATTGACTAGTAGCTCAGTCGGCAGAGCAACGGATTGTTAATCCGTGGGTCGCAGGTTCGAATCCTGCCTAGTCAGCTCGTCACGAGGATCGACCGGCCCCTTGTGATAGTAGTAAGTCCGGATCTCGCAACACAACCGACGAGCGTGCTTACATCACCCCATGGTGTGAGTATTGGCGTCACTACCTTATGGGAGGGTCTCATGACCAACTGGGGTTTCGACGAGAACGACAACGACGGCCTGGGCAACGACAACGAACTGAACGGCCCGAAGGCACTGCGTGATGCATACGCCGCCATGAAGAAGCAGAACGACGAGCTGAGTGCGAAGCTGACGAGCTTCCTTGAGCGCGAAGAGAAGCAGCGGGTGGCGTCCGTTTTCGAGAACCTTGGCATTCCTGGTGCCGCTTCGGTCTACCAGGGACCTGCCGACCCGAAGGCTGCGGAGGAATGGGCCAAGTCCATGCAGCAGGTCTTCGGTGGCAATCAGGGCGGAACCCCGCCTGTTGCCGATCAGGAGCAGAGCGCGCCCACTCCGGGCGCGATCCCGCCGAGCATGCAGGCTCAGTTCGAGCGCATCTCTCAGGCTGGCCAGGAAGGTACCCCGCAGGGGAACTTCGAAGCCGCCTCTTCCGAACTCGGCAACGCTTCCAACGTATCTGACATCATCGCTGCTATGCAACGTGCACAGCGTATGTAATCACACAAAGGTGGTGAATCATGGCTAACGCCTTCACTGGCACTTCGGCTATGGCGAACCTTGTCCAGACCGCGTATGACCGCGCCCTGGAGTTCGCCCTCCGTGCCCAGCCCATGTTCCGCATGGTCGCTGACAAGCGACCGGTCGCTCAGGCCATGCCCGGTAGCTCGGTTGTCTTCGAGATCTACCAGGACCTGACCCAGGCGATCACTCCGCTCAACGAGCTGGTGGACCCGGACGCTGTCGCGGCCGGTAACCCGACCACGGTGAGCGTCACCCTGAACGAGTACGGCAACGCGATCCTCGTTTCCAACAAGCTCGACCTGTTCAGCTTCACCGACGTGACCGCTGGTCTCGTCAACCAGGTCGCGTGGAACCTGATCGACTCTGTCGACCTGCTCGTCCAGAACGTCCTGGCGGCTGGTACGCAGACCCTGCGTACTGACGGTACGACCAAGGTCTCCTACGGCTTCGGTTCTACCCCGACCAACCCGATCGCGCTCACCGCGATCGACTCCGACTCCGTGTTCAACTCGGACATGGCTCGGTTCGCGACCACGCAGCTCCGCACGAACAAGGTGCACCCGAACAAGGGCTCCTACTACACCGCGTACATTCACCCGCAGGTCTCCTACGACCTGAAGCGTGAGACCGGCGCTGGTTCGTGGCGTCAGCCGCACGAGTACTCGGCTCCCGGCAACATCTGGGCGTCCGAGATCGGTGAGTACGAGGGTGCCTGCTACATCGAGACCCCGCGTGTTCAGAACGTCCAGTCTGGTGCCGGTTCCGGCTCGACCCAGACCCGTGTGTTCAACACCTACTACACGGGACAGCAGGCTCTGGCCGAGGCTGTCGCGGAGGAGTTCCACACGGTTCGTGGTCCGGTCGTCGACAAGCTGACCCGCTTCCAGCCCCTCGGCTGGTACGGTGTCGCGGGCTGGTCTCTGTACCGTCCCGAGGCGCTCATCGTCGCGCAGTCGACCTCTTCGGCTCGCAACGCTGCCTGATCCTGATGGGGGCCCTTCGGGGCCCCCTTCTCCCTGAAGGAGGGAATGCATGTCTGGTCTCGACAATACGTCGTTCACCGTTCGGTCCGTGGCAGCTACGACTACGCTCACGAACACCGACTACATCCTGACGGTGGACGCCCCTGCGGCGAACGTCGTCGTCAACCTGCCCGCCGTCGCTTCTGTGCAGCCGGGCCGAGTGTTCATCGTCAAGCGTGACGCCACCGCCACCCAGACCGTCACCCTCGACGGCTCTGGCTCCGAGACGATCAACGGTGCGACCACTCGCGCTGTCGGCGCTGCGGGTACGGCTGGTGCGGCTCAGATCGTGTCTGACGGCACGGCCTGGCACGTCATCGCTTCCTACTGATCCGGAAGGGAGTCTTCATGGCTAACTGGTACTTCAACACGCCTACGGTCGCGGAGGCTCCCTTCGCGTGGAACCCGCTCATGGAGCGGTTCCGCATGGACCGAGCAGTCTCCGTGGTGGAAACCTCGCCCGGCGTTTACGAGCAGACGCGATACGACGCATACACCAATGAGATCGGCGCTGTCAATCTGCCCGTCAATCCGAACGCTGGCGACACGGCCTTCTATCCGGCACCAGCGACGGGTCTCCACTACTTCCGTGGAGGCTACGTTCACGTAGTCGACGACACGGTCAAGAGCAACATCATCGCGTCTGGCGCAGCCGACGCTTCCAACTTCACGCCCGCTCCATAAGGAGAACTCATGGCTGCTAAGCCGAACAAGAAGGCCCCTCTCGGTCAGGGTGGGCGCTTCGCTGCTGTCGCCAAGGCGGCTGGTGGCGGGAAGAAGGGGGCAGCCATCGCTGCCGCCGCTGGCCGCAAGAAGTACGGTGCCAAGAAGATGGCACAGATGTCGGCTGCTGGGAGGAAGAAGAAGTGAGCGACACGCACCGCAATCCTGAGAGCCAGCCGCAGGACGAAGAGTACGAGTACCGCCAGTACGACTCTGGTGACTACCCGACTGAGATCGCTGGCCCCGGCGGTAAGGCGACCATCACCGAGAACAACGAGCGAGGCATCCTCGATGCCGTCGTGTTCCGTGCGATGAGCCTCCACCGTGAAGCAACTCTGCCGTCGAGCAAGCATGACCCGCACGCTCAGGGCATCTACGCGGAGGGACGTGACAAGTATGGCGACTGACATGCCTGCGTGGCTTCAGGGCGCACGCAAGGACATGCAGTCCCGCATGCACTCCCCGAAGTTCAAGCCGCGCCCCATAGGGGGCACGCTGCCGGGCCAGGCGTCTGAGGTTCAGGCGAAGGCCGTGCGCTCCGCGACGGCCACTGGTGGCCACAACACATTCCGTCCCGACGTCTACCGAGTGAGTGAAGGGTACCTGAGCTGATGGCTACCACGAAGACTGCAATCACCGCTACGCCCCTTCTCCAGAAGGGCGCTCTCGTCAACCTCGAACGAGGTGGGCGCACGCTCCAGAACCTGGAGGTGCTCGACTGGGATGAGCACTTCGTCAAGCTCAGGTGGGACATCCACATCTCCCCGCAGACCGAGATCGTCCTGGTTCCCTGGGGCAAGATCGAGGCCCTCGGATTGGTGGGTGAGCGATGAGCTGCTCGTCTTCGTGTGCCACCAAGGACCACAAGTCGTACGGTGAGTGCCTGCGAGCCAAGAGCTTGCAGGTCTCCCCTCAAGTGAACGAGGTCTACCGCAGCAAGCAGAAGAAGTGGGACAGCGATCTGAACCACTATGAATCTGCTGTGCGTCAGGGCCTACAGCCCGAAGGAACACAGCGGCATCAGGTAGATGCCGCCTTCAGAGAGGCAGAGAATGGCTGAGATGCGAGTAGGCATTGATGGCAGCGTCTCGACGGCGGCTCCCATCAACATTCAACAGGGCGGCAATACTGCCAATGTGGCAGTACCCGGCCCTAACCTTGGCGCTGGTCTGGTTGTCTCGACTGGCGCACTGATCGCTTCGACCACACTGTCCGCAGTGTCTGGCACTGGCGCTGGCACCGTTGCCGACTTCGGCTCTGGCAAGCAGCAGATCAGTCTTGCGATCGCCACCAGTGCGGGCGTGTCGGCTGGAGCCGTCGCCCTTGAGGTGAGCCAGGACAGCACGAACTGGTTCCGTGCCACTCCGGTCACCACCAACGCGGCGAGCACCGTCTTCCAGGTCACCCAGGCGGGTGCATGGCGGTACGCCCGAGGCAATGTCACTACAGCAATCACTGGTGGTACGGTCAGCGCGACGCTAATGGCAGCGTAATGACAACCGCCATCAATGGGCTTCTCGGCACGTATCCCGCCGTCAATCCCATCTTCACGGGGGGATACGTCTTCAGCCAGGAAGACATTCCTGGCGTCGCGGCAGCCAACAACTACCTCTCTCTGGAGAATCCGACCGGCTCCGGTAAGGTAATCCTGATCGCTGGCGTCTTCATCAGTTCGTTCATCCTCGCCGACATCGCAACCACATCGCTGTCGATGCGTGGATATCTGGCTAGCGGCATCTCGGGTGGCGTTACTCACGCTGCCAGCACTATCGGGAAGATCCGCTCCACAATGCCAAATCCGACTGGGGTGATCAGGGATACAAATCCTACGGCCACGCTTGGTGCGCCGTGGTTCAACTCCCCGCCTGTGATCGGAGCCTCAAAAGGCTCCTCTCCATTCGTGCATCAGGTTCCTGCGACAATCCCAGCAGGCAGCCTCACACTACTCCCCGGCGAGGGCACGGTCATTCGCCAGGAGGCTGGCGATGTGGACGCACGTTGGAACATCTCCATCGCCTGGTCTGAAATCTAAGGAGAGCCATGGCTACGAGTTTCGATCAGCTTGTCTCGCGAGTCAAGCAGCAGCTTCTCGGGTACACGAGGGATCAGGCTTCGATCTCGTACCTGACCGCCAACCTGAACGCCACGGATACGACCTTCTCGGTCGACGTGGACACCGTGACCAACATCTCTCGCGGCCTGATCGAGATCGGCGACGAACTGATGTTGGTCAAGAAGTTCGATAGGGCCTCTGGTGTCGTCACACTGCTCCCTTCGGGACGTGGTGCTGAAGGCACCACTGCCACTACGCATAGCACGAACGACCTCATCACAGACGACCCGATGTACCCCAGGGCGAGGATCAAGGAAGCCATCAACGACACGATCCAGGCCACCTTCCCAGACCTGTGGGTGTTCGGTGAGTACGAGTTCCCGAAGATCGCGGCTCGCTACTCCTACCCGCTCCCGACTGACGTCGAGGACGTGTACAAGGTGTACGTCAACACCATCGGCCCTTCGGCCGTATGGTTCCCGCTCAGCTCGTGGCGGTTCAACCCGCAGGCTTCCACCACTTCGGGGCAGGTCAAGCCGACCCCGACTCCGACCGGCAAGACGCTGGACATCATGAGGGACTTCATCGTCCCCGGCCGTAACGTGCGAGTCACGTACAAGAAGAAGCCGACGACCCTCGCCACCAGTTCTGATGACTTCGAGACCGTCACCGGATACCCGGAACGGTACGTCGATATGATCATCTATGGTGCGTGCTGGCGTCTGCTCCCCGCCTATGAGGCGGCTCGGCTTCAGCAGTCCCAGATCGAGGCGACCGAGCGTGCTCCGCTGGTCCCTACTGGTGCTGGCTCTCAGGCCGCACAGTACTACCTGTCGCTGTACACGCGACGTCTGCAAGAGGAACGTGACAGGCTGTTCAGCCTGTTCGAGTCTGGACAATACTTCAACGGGTAAGGAGTGACATGGCTAACTCTCGCTACTACTCGTCCATCGCGCAGCAGACGACTCTGACCAGCGGCATCACTGCATCTGGCACCACGATGATCGTAGCGGCGACCACCGGTTTTCCGGGGTCGCTGCCTTACACGCTAGCTGTGGACTACGGCACTTCGTCCGAGGAGCTGGTCGAGGTCACTGGCGTTGCTGGTACCACGCTCACCGTCACTCGCGCGGTCGACGGAACGTCTGGCTCCAGCCACAACCCTGGGGCCGTGGTTCGCCACGTAAGCTCCGCTCGGGACTTCACTGACAGTAGGACCCACGAGGCTGCTACGACGAACGTACACGGCCTCTCAGGCGGTGCTGCGGTGGTCGGTACGACCAGCACGCAGACGCTGACCAACAAGACGCTGACGCACGCTCTCGGTTCGGCTGACAACTTCAAGCTCTATAACAAGGGTGCGACTGGCGTCACGCAGATCATCGGTGACTCCACCAACGCTGGAGTGAACCGACTGGAGATCCTCGACAACGAGGTGGCTCTGAACGTGATGGTGTCCATCACGTCCACGGGTGACGTCAAGATGTTCAGGAACAGCGGTGACGTTGATACCACGTATCGTGTCCGGCTTGTCGATACTGACGGCACCACCGACAGGTTCGCTGTACTCGCTGGCGGCACGATCGCCGTTGCCCCAACGTCGGCTACCACTCAGGTGGGTATCGACCTGGTTGCACCAGACACCAGCACCTCGAAGAGGGCTATTCGTGTCGCCGCCTCGGGCGGCGGTACTGAGCGATTCACTGTGTGGAATGACGGGCGTGTCGACATCGTCGGCTCGGCCGCCGCCTTCTCCACGCTCGACGTCACAGCACCGGCATCTCCGAGCGCTGACATGATGCGCGTGCTCGACTCTGGTAGCAACACCCAGTGGGGCATTCAGTCCAGCGGCAAGATGCTGGCCAACAAGGGTGCCACCATCGCCCAGCCTGGCGTCACCTCTGGTGCCGTCCTTCAGGTCGGCGGGTCGAACACTGGCTATACTGGCAACCTGACTCAGTGGGTCAGTCCGTCCAATACGATTGTCGGCCGCATCAATGAAGTTGGTCAGCTCTTCGTTGCCGACACCACGGTCAGCGGCAGCCTGAGCGTGAGCGGCAGCATTACGCAGGCCGTGACTGTCACTACCGGCACGAGCGCCTTCTCAATTGCGGCAGGCTTCACGCTAGTCACGGCGGAAGCTCGCAATGCAGGTGGGGTTATCACCCTCTTCCTGGAAGCCAACTACACGGGGAGCACGATCACCTCTGGCACTTCCGGAAATATCGCCGACACGTCTGTTGGTACGTTCGCGGTGGGCTTCCGCCCAACGCAGCTACTGACTACCACCTTCAACAAGGGGGGCGTCGCCGATGGCTCAGTGCACGTCTCCTCTGCTGGAGCCGTCACCCTCACCTCCCTCAGTCCGAACGCAACGATCGCATCTGGCGACTTCGTTCGAATGTACTGGACCTTCGTCGCATAAGGAGTCCGCGTGTCATTCATCCAATCCGTAACACCCCCGGTGATATTCATCACCGACAGCAATGACAGCGGTACTGTGATCATCAACATAGCGGGCTATGGCGGCTCGGGCACCTTTGAGGCCGACGTTGTGTCCTACATCAAGAGCCGCATTGGCTCTGAGTCTGGTGTCGGCACGATCACTGCAACCAAGAGCGATCAGACGAACACCTCTGTCTAAGGAGTGACATGGCTGACATCGTCAATCGGATACCGTTCGAGCTTTCCAACTTCGGCACCAGTGGCGGCGGCAGCTACAACCTCCAGGACTACCGCTTCGACTACGCCCTCGGTGGAATCCCCTTCATGTCGGCCACTCGTGATCAGTGGCCGTACACCGAGGGTATGGCGGAGATCCGAAAGCAGCAGTTCGACTCCTTCCAGGAGCCTGGCGAGCAGAGTCTGTACGGCTGGTGGCTTCGGTCGCAGTCGACATTCAATGCTGGTGCCGGGCTCCTGTATCAGGACCCGGACAACGACAACCAGTTCAACTACCGCTTCCAGGATTCCCTTGGGGTGGACCCGTGGACTTCCGGCCAGCTTCAGTTGCTGCGCCAGATGGACGTCGCCTCTCCGAATCCTCTCATCGGTTCGACTCAGAGGGTGAGGGGCTATGTACGTTCTAATGGCGTGGACGCCGCATACCTTGTGGATGGCGGCAATCTCTGGAACTGCGACGGCAGTGGAGCTGCTGGAGTCACTTTCGCTTCGGTCGGCTCTCTGCTCGACCTGGCTGCTGCGGGTAACCGAAGCCTGATCAACATGACCGATGGTCTCTGGAGCAATGTCGAGGGCGCTGCGGCCACCAAGATGTTCAGCTACCCCATCACCCCGACCTCGGGGTGCGTGGAGTACGTGAAGGGTCGAGTGGCCATCGGCATCGACAACATCCTGTACCTGGCCCCCGTCAACACTGGTGCCACGCTGGCGATCGACACGAACAACCAGTTCAAGTTCACTCACCCCGACCCCACCTTCAAGTGGTCCTCGATCACTGAAGGACCCAGCGGCATCTACGCCGCTGGCTACAACACCACGCAGTCGGTGATCTACAAGATCACCATCGACTTCAGCGGCACGACCGAGGTGTTCCTGCCCACCGTCACGGCTACCATGCCGACTGGTGAGCTGATCAACAACATCTACGTCTACGTCGGCAGCTTCATGGGCATCGCCACGAACAAGGGCTTCAGGGTCGGCGAGTTCAACACCTACACAGGTGACGTGAACTACGGACCGCTGCTCTTCCAGCCCACAGGCGGATGCCGTGGCATCGTCGGCTTCGACCGGTTCATGTACGTGGGGTCCACAAACGCCCACGATGGCTCCTCCGGGGTCTTCAGGGTGGACCTGGGCACCACGGTCCAGGAGCAGACCACGAAGGCTGTACGGTACGCGTACGCCCGCGATGCGTACGCTTCCGGGAAGTCTGGAGCTATCAACAGTGTGAGTATGTTGGGTGCGAGTAACCGGCTTGTCTTCACGGTCACGCAGGATGCACTCATGCGGCAGTCGGCCAGCACGCTGGTCAGCTCTGGCTACCTCACCACTGGCCGCATTCGGTTCAACACCGAAGAGCCCAAGCTCTACAAGTTCGTATCACTCCGCATGCCGAACACTCTCGGCGGCAACGTTCAGTTCTCACTGCTCGACGAGACTGGCGGCGAGACTCCGTACATCACGTACGGGCCCGGCTTCTCCACGAGTACCGGTGACGTCTCCACACCTTCCCCCTCGGGAAGGCACAACTGGATACAGCTCAAGTTCACACTGTCCCGTGGCAGTGACACCACCCAAGGTGGTGTCCTCAATGGATGGCAGGTGAAGGCGCTGCCCGGATCCACTCGACAGCGACTGATCTCCCAGACGTTCCTTCTCTTCGACGAGGAGATGGACAAGGGTGGTCAGCGACTGGGTGGAGACGGCTACGCCAGGAGCCGGTTCGAGGACTTCAAGAACCTCGCCAAGACCGGTGACGTTGTCGTGTTCCAGGAGCTGATCGAGAACATCTCCACCCTGGTCATCATCGACGACTGGAAGTACGTACAGACAGGGCCTCCTGGCCCCAATGCAAGTACTCTCGGGGGTTACCTGACGGTCGTCCTTCGGACGGTCGCTGAAGCTACGTAAGGGGTGGGGATGGACATAGGGACACTCAGCAGTGTCGCTACCGTCGTAGGGGTCGCAGTAGGCGGCTACGCTGGTGGTAGACTGCAAGGCAGAAGCTCGGCCAGTCAGATCGCGGCCGACACGGTCGAGATGCTACAGACCCAGGTGGAACTCCTGAAGGAGGACAAGGAGAGTCGGGATGGTGAACTCACCGAACTCCGCCACCGGGTAGAGATCCTCGAAAGTCTCGTGACACAGCGAGCCGAGGTCGAGGAGCTTGGCACCAAGATCAGCCTCGTGAAGGACACGGTCGACCGCATCGCAATCAGAGTGGGTGCTTGAAGATGGAGCATGATCCACAGGACGTAACGCCAGGCTGGTACAAGGCACAGCCGCGCAGTCCAGCTCAGGTGTACAGGCCGGATGTCATCAAGGACATACAGCGTACCCTGCAAGTTCCGGAGACCGGCGAGATGGACTCGGCCACGGTCAACCACATCAAGGGTCTGCAACATGTCTTAGACCTCCGGCCTACGGGGATCATCGACGAGCAGACTGCAATTCAGATCGAGAGACTGAGGAATCGCTATGTCGGAGGTAACGAATGAACAAGTGGGTCAAGCCAGCGAGAACAGCGATCCAAGTGCTGATCGCCCTTACGTCTGCGGCACCGATCCTCGTACCTGCTCTTGGCCTGTCTGCGACAGTGGGAACGGGTGCGATCGTACTGACGGTTTCGGCAGCGGTGTCGAGACTGATGCAGGCACCCTCAGTGGAGACGCTCCTGAAGTCGTTGAACCTCCACAGCCCGGAGTCTGACCAGACCAAGTGAGCAACAAAGCGGCCCCCTCCTTCGGGAGGGGGCCTTCTTTGCGTTCCAGGATCAGCCGGTGGGGTCATCCA